CATATTGTAACCCTCCTTGATAATCTACAGGAGAATAATAATAAAATCCTGCTCTATAAGGTTTGATATAAAGTATTTCTAATCCTGCATTACTTGTTCCAAAAGCAGGTATTTTCTTTGGCACTTTACTACCTTTTATTTCTGACCAGTCTTTTGCATAGTAATAATGTTTGATTATACCTTGATTATCTACCTTCTCTGCCCTTAACGTCTCTACAGGTATATGTTCTACCTGAACAATCTTAGAACGGTCCTTAGAATAGATTATTTGAAGTGCAGCTTGACCCATCATTTTATAGTCATAACATATCTTCTTCATACAATCCTTAGTGAATAATTCTTTGAGTTCTTTATATTCTTCAGGTTTATCAATACTATCAACAGCATCTAATCCTTTACCATACACCATTTCTGCTATTCCATTTATTGCAGCATTGTTTGTAGGACTACCATTATATCTATCTATTAAGTATTGAAAATAATTATTGTCATCTCCATATTCAATCCAATCTTGATTATATCTTTCGTTAATCTCAGGTCTTGTATAGGAGGAAAGATTTACAACATGGATTTTACCTTGTTGTATTTCTAGTTTTGGTTGTGGAGCATTAAGTTTTCTTCTCATAGCTCTGTTTGTCTTTTTTGTCATATTATTACAAAATCATTATCGTATGAGTTCTCTGTAGTATAATCTCCAGAGTGAACATCAAATACATTATAATCAGTTTGGTCAGTACAAAATATACTTCCTCTGTATATAATTGTTGTACCATCTTTTACTATAAACGAATAAAATCTATTGGCAACTAATCCAAATGTGCCAGTAATTGACATATATCCGTTTGAATTACTTACTGAAACAGAAACTGTACTTGTAGTACGTTTAGATTTATCAGTAAGTTCAAATGTAACAGAGCTCGGTGCACTTCTAGGAATTATCTTAAAAGTTTGCGAATCTGTTGATGTTGTTAATATTATCATATTATAAATAATAAATATATAATAAATTGTTTGCATAAAAAAAGGGATACATAAAGCATCCCTCTTTTTTACAAAGTAAATTTAATTATTAAGAATTAGTTCCTTCTGCAATAGTTATAGTTCCAGAAAGTCCAGTAAATTCACTAAATGGAAAATCACCACTTGTTATATCTACTGTCATAAAGTTAGCAGGTTTTCTTTCCATAGCAGTTAAAGTAAGTGTATAACCACTTAAATCTCCCATAGCAGCACCAGTTACTATTGTACCTCCAGATACATCAGCACCATGCTCTAATCCCATTAACATACAGTTTCCATTGTAATCTTCTACAACTACATGAGGTCTTCCATAAGCTAATAATTTTAATTCTTTATTATCCTCTTTAGTTAATTTGTGTAAGGTTAAATTTAATGTTTGCTCGAAGAATGTAGTACCATTTTCTCTTGAAGCAGTAATATTAGTTTCAAATGATGAGTTGCCTTTAACTTCATATTTAAATGCATCTAAATCGCCTGAAACGCCTGTCATGTTTGTAATATCGTCATCTTCAGTAACTGTTCCTAAACCACCGAAATCTACAAAGTAAACATTTTTAATACCACCAACTACGTCTTTACATGGTTCTTTTCTTCCTAAGTTTAATCCACAAGCCATAATATTTTATTTTTTAATAAAAAAGGGCAGGTAGTCCATACCACCTACCCTTCTTATGTTATACAATTATTTAATTATTAAGCTAATGTTAATAATACTAAATCTGAACCGATTCCATACTGAATACCAGATGTAAATCTCATAACAACTCTTACGTTTTGAGAACCATCTAAATCAGCCATATCTAATACTTTCACTTCATTGTGGTCAGCAATTAATCCTGTACCAAAGTATAAGTTAGATTTTTGTCCAGCAACAGCGTGGTCAGAAGGCATACCTGGTGTATAAACAACTTCGATACCTTCAAAAGATATTGAAGCATTACTGTTATACCATTGGTTTCCTTTATTATCATAACCTTGAGCTCCTAGTCCATTAGCACCATATCCTCCTAAGTGTCTGATATACGCTTGGTATGCAACTGGTGGAACAAAGATTTTTAAATCCTCTTTTCCATAAACTGCATTTGGAATTGAATCTACAACATTACTTAATAAAGTAACGATGTTAGATGAAGTAAATGAAGTTTCAGAACCATTAGCAGCATCGTTTACGTCTGAATCAGCAGCCATTAAAACTGTAAATCCATCAAACTCACCAGCGTTTCCGTTTACACCTCCCCAGATATTAGATTCAGTTTTCTCAGCAACTAATCCAGCAACGTGCCCAATTAAGAAGTCAGAGAATTTTGGAGGTAGGTTGTCATATACTGAGTAGCCCATTTGAACTGCTTCCCAGTCGCTTCTAAAGTCTTTTTTACATAACTCAAGGTTCACTTGGAACTCTTCAGGTTGTAAAACTCTTTCAGTCAATGTAACAGTTGCAGTATCAGTAAAATCACAAGTAGCATCTTTGATTACGTTAGAATCAGTTGCAACTTTTTTGATTACCTCTTTAAACTTTACATTTGGTTTAATCTCGATGTTACCTCTATTTAAAGTATCACCAGATAGTAATGCAGCAGAAATATACTTACCAGCAAATTCCCCAGCATAAGTAGTAGTAATTGAAGTGGTTGTAGCCATTTTTTAATCTATTTAATTATTAATGTTATATATTGAGTTTAATACTCTGTCTTTAGTAGTATATGCTCTATTCTGTGCATATAATATTTTCTTTAGTGGTTCACTCTCAGAACCTTGATTGATTGGTTTTGCAGCAGGTTCTTTAGAAAGCTCTTCTATTTGTTTACTCATAGAAACTTTTTCTTTATCGTAACCTAACTTCATTTCGTCAATCTTATCCATAATTGATTTGATTTTCATATCAAATTCTTCTTTTGAAACGTACTTGTCTTCTTCCATTTCAATTTCTTCAGAAACTTCCTCTACAGGAGCTTCTTCTTCTAGTTTTTCAGCTTCAACCTCGTCAGATGAAAGTTCTTCAGCAACTACTTCTTCTTGACAAGCAAGTTCTGTTAGTTGTTGAGACATTTCTTCTACCTCAGTAAGCTGCTCAGAAAGCTGAACTTCTTCTTCTTTAAGCTCAACTTCTTTAACGTCATCTTTTTTGATTAGAGATAATTTCTCCATGATGTCGTTTAGAATTGATGTAGCTTTTTGTTTTTCCATAAATTAAGTATTATAAAATTAATTTTACTATTAAAGTAACTAAGTATTAAAAGGTTGTTAGATTTTTATGATTTTGCTTGTATTATAAACCACTCAGTTCCATTACACCAAATCTTTATTCCTTCATAAGCTCTGTTTATTCTAAATGCACTTGAACTGCCATCTAAATTTTGACCAGCTCTAGGAGTTAAATCTGCGTGTGTTGCATTTGCAAAAGTTGAATCAGATATAATTCTTTTTGTTCTATTTAAATTTTTAGTTGCAGTTGCATCTGGCAAAGTTAATTCTACTGTGCCATTTGCTCCACTCCAACTTAATACAATCAATTCTGCTTCATCATATGTTGAATCATTTAAATCTATAGTACCTCCTGCAACACTTACTGTTAAAGAAACAGGGTCTAAATGATTTACTATAAAAGATTGAACTTCTGTTAATGCTGCTTTTTTAGTTTCAGAAGAATGAACTAAAGCTATAGGTTCAGAACCAGATATATCTGATGCTGTTATTGCTGTTAATTGAGATATTTTTTTTGACATTATTTATAGTTTTATATTATTTCCGTTTTCCTGTAATAAATTTGCTCCAGATTCAAGAAGTAAAACACCTACTCCTGTTATTCTTCCTATGCCTTGTGCCTGTAAAGAGCCATCACAACATTTTATAGAATATGTTCCATCTGGGCACAAACAAGCTCTTCCTGAAGATTTAGGACTTGTTCTACTTGGTGTTTTGAATGGTTTTCTCATTTCTTACTTTTTGGATGTTTAGCTGGTAGTAAATCATAATCTGTAGTGTATTTAGCATTTTGTGGTCTTCCGTTTCTTACTAAATACATGAAAGCGTTAACTCTTGCGTGTGCCCATTGTGAGGGTGATTTTACATTAGGTGAATGACTTGTATTGAAAGCACCAAGTCCTCTTTGAAATACAGATGCCAACATACCAACAGTTATGCCATAACCTAATTTTTCTTTATATCTTTTATTGAAATCGTCTGCTTTTTTTTGTAGAGATGCTCTATCTTTTGCAGAAACCTTAGCTCCTCTTTTACCAGAAGCATCACCTTTAGCTGTTCCTTTACCTTTTGGATTTTTATTTGGTGTGCCTGAAGCTGGAGCTTTAGGACTTTTTCTTACACCTCCTTTTGGTCCAACCTCTGCATAATTATCAGTCTTCTTTACACATCTACCATTTTTTCTTATAAATCCTTTAGGACAAGGGTCATCTAATAAATGTTTCTCACAAGGCATATACCAAGTTTTACCTTCGTAATCGTGTTCGTGTATTCCTTTACACCCTAAGTCTTGTGCCATTTTTTCAGCCATTTCTTTTGATGAATATGCTAATCTATCATTTATTATTGCATGTTCTTTATCAACAACCATAGATGCCATTTTTAATTCACCAAGTTCTCTTAGTTTACCTCTTGACCAATTCAATCCTGCTTTACCACCCCATAATAAATATGATATAGTTCCACACGCTTTAGTGTCATTAGCATCGTAATAAGTTTCTGCTCTACTTAAATATGAGTACATTCTTTTTATAGTGCCAACAGATAGCCTCTCCCCTCTAGCTAATTGTTGAGCTCTAACTTTACCCACAGAAGTAGCACATTTATTATTTACTTTTTTATTTAGTTCAATACCTCTTTTCGCATTATTTCTAACACCACTTCCATAATCACTATATGTTTGTAATTCATATTTATTATCTAGTATTGAATTGGCAATTTCTAATAATATTTCTGTTGCTTCTTCTTCATCTTCTATTTCATTTAAAGCAGACATTTCTAGTTTATCTTTAAAATATCCTTCTATGCTAAATCCTTTTACTTTACCTGTTTTCACATAGTTATTCCAAACATCATCATTATTTACTTTCATTGAAACCATCCAAGTTCCTACAGGTAAATCCATATCATACTTTCTTGATTTATCATGTACTTCATCTTCTATAATCCAAGATTCAACTACAGACAGTCCATGTAATTCAGCTTGATGTTCTAATGTAGATTTATTTTGATTACCTCTCATTAAAAATAATTGAGATGCTTTTCTTACAGTATCTTTTGAGAAGTAAATATAATATTCATCTTCACCATCTCTTCTATATATATTTTTATCTGGCACTAATGCAGCACCCATTAATATTCTTTTCTCTTCATCTACTTGTGCAAGTTTTATTTCATGTTGTTTTGATAAAGCAACAAAGTTTTCTTCTATTGCAGGTTGGTCCACAATAGATATAGCTTCTATGCCAGATAATAATTGTTCTTCATCTATTAATAATTCTACTATTTTCATATTAAATTTATTTATATAATTAACCTAATTTAGCGTTTCCTGTAATATTTCTTTGTAATGCCTGACCTGTTTTTACATCATCACTTAAAACATAAGCTCTTAATGGTTTATCAAATTGACCAGATATAACTTGTCCTAATTGATTTACTGCACCAACACCAACTACATTAAAATCTGGAGCTTCTACAACTGCTCCTTCCCCACCAGCTCCACCACCTATAGATGTTGGTACATTTCCTTTTGACCTTATAGCTGATATACCTGAAGCAGCAGATGCAACAATAGCTGCTATATTTACTGCTGAAGAAATATTATTTTTTGTTTTAAGAGCTTTACCTCTTGCTAAAGCTGTGGGGTCTCCTAAAGCTGCTGCTGCTGATGTTGCAGCAGTAATAACTGCATTAGACGATTTTGTTGATATTATTACTTTTGCAACTTCTGCTGCTTTTTCTGCTATTATTGCTGCAATTTTCATATCGTCACTTAAAAAACCTAAACTTTTAAAACTGTTTGATAATTCACTTAAACTATTTGCATAGGTTTTTTGTATTCTAATTCTTGTTTTAGTTTCTATTGCTTCAACTTTGGTCATTGCTTTCATTCTTTTTTCAAACATTTCACCAAATTCATCTAAAGAATCTTTAGATTTAGTAGTCATATCTTTTATTTGGTCTGCTAAAGTTATACTTCTACCCATTCTACCAAAAGCTCTAACAATCTTTTGTTCATTTATTTCAAATCCAGTTGTATCTAGATTATTAAACATATCCATTAGTTCTG